ACACAAAAACAACTTGATGAGAAAAAAGTAGATCTGTTTACTGATTTTCTCAATACTCTATAGGTATCTTTGCACCTATAGAAGTTCATTATTTATAAATAAAGATAGATTAAATTCGATTAATTCGGAGAGTTACAAATGTCTCGTGGTACAAAATTACAAGAAATGGAACAGTCTAAGACTGCTGTGAATAAGAACGCTGCCCCACCCCAACCAATGGGTAAGCCCTTATCCGCACCTGGTAATAACCCTCCATTTGAGGATTTGGGAGGTCCTACTCCGTACGACGCCAGTCCAACTGGTGATTCAATGAAGCTCAAAGAGCCTAAGATTAAGACTGTACATGATGTAGTTAACAAAAATGCGGTTCCTGGTGACCAAAAAATTATCAAATCCGGAGATGAGGCAGAAGTGGAAGATTCTCAAGAAGTAGTAGCTGAAGAGCCTACTGAAACTCCTGAAGAAGTAGTTTCCGAACAAGAGACAGTTGAGGAGACTATTGAAGTTAACATCGAAGATGATGTTAATGCACTTCTTGGAGGAGAAGAACTCTCAGAAGAATTTAGAGAAAAAGCTAAGGTTGTTTTCGAAGCAGCTTTAAACTCTAAGGTATCTCAAATCCAGACTAAACTGGAAGAGGAGAACCAAGAAAAGATTAATGAGGCTAAATCAGAGATGAGAACATCTCTAACTGAGCGTGTTGACTCTTATCTGGAATATGTTTCAGAAGAGTGGATGGTAGAAAACCAACTCGCTATTGAGCATGGCCTCAAAACAGAAATGACTGAATCCTTCCTTGGAGGTATGAAGTCACTATTTGAAGAACATTATGTATCAATCCCTGAAGATAAGTATGATGTACTTGAGAATATGGTAGAAAAACTAGATGATATGGAATCAAAACTCAACGAGCAGATTGAGAAGAATGTCGGATTAAACAAGAGACTCGGTGAGTCTGTTGCTTCTGGTATTCTTGAATCAGTTTCTGATGGCCTAGCTGCCACACAGAAAGAGAAGCTCGCTTCACTTGCTGAAAGTGTAGAGTTTGGAAGTGAAGAATCGTATCGTGAGAAACTGGAAACTTTGAAGGAATCTTATTTCTCCAAAGCTGCTCCAGCCGCTAAGTCCAGCTCACCACAAACCCTTTCTGAGGGAGTAGATAGTACTCCAGAACCTGTTTCAAACAGTATGGATCGTTATCTCAAGACAATGGGAGCATTTAGCAAAAGCTGATTTAATTACAAATTCAAACAAAAAACACAATTAGGTAAATCCGCAATGTTTCAATCAGAAAAATTGCAGGAAAAGTGGAGTCCACTCCTCGACTATGAGGGTCTTGATCCAATCAAAGACGCGCATCGTAGAAGTGTTACCGCCGTCCTGCTAGAAAACCAAGAAAAGTTTTTAAAAGAGGAAGAGTCATTTAACAATGGCATCAACCTCATGGAAGCAGTTCCCACCAACTCAGTTTCGAATGGTGGAGTTGCTAACTTCGATCCAGTTCTGATCTCACTCATCAGACGTGCAATGCCAAATCTGGTCGCTTATGACCTGGCTGGTGTTCAACCAATGAGTGGTCCTACTGGACTAATCTTTGCAATGAGGTCCAGATACACCAGCATGACTGGTACTGAGGCCCTATTCAATGAAGCCAACACCGCCTTCTCGGGTCAGGATGATGGCAATAACCTTACTGGTGGTTGGTCTGACGCCGCTGCTGGTATTGGTACAACTGATCAGGCTGGTGGTAATCCATCACTACTGAACCCAGTTGGTACTGCTACATCTACAGCTTACAACGTTGGTCAGGGAATGACCACAGCTGAGTCTGAAGCACTAGGTGGAACCACTGGTGACCACTTCAACCAGATGGCCTTCAGTATTGAGAAGGTAACCGTCACAGCTAAGTCCAGAGCACTGAAAGCTGAGTACAGTCTAGAACTGGCTCAAGACTTGAAAGCCATCCACGGACTAAACGCTGAGGCTGAGTTAGCTAACATCCTCTCTACTGAGATTCTCGCTGAAATCAACAGAGAAGTCATCAGAACTATCTACAAGGTTGCTGAACAGGGTGCTGTTTCTAACACAGCTACTGCTGGTATATTTGACCTTGACATTGACTCCAATGGTAGATGGTCTGTTGAGAAGTTCAAAGGACTTCTATTCCAGATTGAGAGAGATGCAAACGCTATCGCACAGAGAACTCGTCGCGGAAAAGGGAACATGATCCTATGTTCCGCTGATGTGGCTTCTGCTCTTACAATGGCTGGTATCCTGGATTATACTCCAGCACTTAACAGCAACCTTAATGTTGATGACACTGGCAACACATTTGCTGGTACTATCAATGGTAAGTTCAGAGTTTACATTGACCCATACGCAGCTAACCTAGCCGCAGCCAACACTGCTACCAACTCTGGTAACCAGTACTACTGTGTAGGTTACAAAGGTTCTTCACCTTATGACGCAGGACTATTCTATTGTCCTTATGTACCTCTACAGATGGTACGCGCAGTTGGTGAGAACACCTTCCAACCAAAAATTGGATTCAAGACTCGTTATGGTCTTGTTGCTAACCCATTCGCCGAAGGTACAACCGAAGGTAGTGGTAGACTCAGAGTTAATAGCAACCGCTATTACAGAAGAGTTGGTGTCAAGAACCTCATGTGATCAGAACAGAAGTTTATATACTTCTTTTTCAAAGGACTCCTCTGGAGTCCTTTTTTATTGCCATGATATAAATAGTAAAAAAGCTAAGAACAATGCCCTATCATATTAAAACCCCTGGCGCATTAGATGTCGGTGATGTATACTGGAAAGGTGATAATACTTGGACTAAAACTTATGCTGATAGGAAGCAGTATTCTTCTAAATCTACTGCTGATGCTCAAGCCGCCACTAGGGAGACTCAAACTTTAGGAGATAAGACTATTACTTATCAGACTAGTTGGTGGAAAAATTCTACTGTTGTAACAGAATAATTCAATGAAATCTTTTAATGATTTTTTAGAAGAGAGTGGTGACGCTGCGTCAAGGGCTTCCTCATTTAGAGGTCAAGCTCAGGGCGGTTCTGGTACTATGGGCGTAAATACATCTTCCAATTATCAATATAAAACTCGTAAGATAGAACTTCCTGCTGGGAAGAAAAAGGAAGAACCTAAGAAGGCTCCTGAGAAAAAGCCATCCCAAAAAGCTTTACCAGCTGGTAAGGAAAGAAAAGCTTTACCACCTTCACCTCAGAAGAAATCTATTGCAGGAGGTAGTAGTTCCATTGTGAAGAGAACATCTAGTTCCCTTGCTAGGAGTGCCTAATGCCAACTAGAAAGGACGTTAAAGATAAAGTAGCTCTATCCAGACAAATTAAGGATAGAAATTTTCTACAGCCTATTGGATTTAATTTCCAAATAGTAAAATCACCTAAGGTTTCTTTCTTTGGAAATGCTGTTAGTATTCCCGGAATAGAATTAGGAGTTACAGAACAACCAACTTATACACGTAAAATCCCTTTACCAGGGGATATGATGGAATTCCAGGATTTGACTTTAAGATTTCTTGTAGATGAAAATCTAGAAAACTATATTGAAGTTCAAAATTGGATGAGGGGAATGGGTTTTCCAGAAAGTTTGGAAGAGGCTTATAGATTCCAAGATAAGAATTTGGAGATACAGACTCCAGACAGAAATAGTCAAATGGCTTTATATTCTGATGGAACTCTAACAGTTTTGAGTAATATTAGTATTCCTAAATTTAAAGTAACCTTCAGAGATATGTTTCCTTATAGTCTTTCTACTATTGAGTTTGATGCTGCAGTATCAGATTTAGAATACGTGACATCTGAGGTCACTTTCAAGTATAGTCTATACACTATAGAGGCAATAGGAGCTGGTCACTGTCCATAATATATGAGTAATTTATGATTGATTTGAATGAAATACAGAGTATGTGGGAAAAGGATTCAAAGATAGATAGAGATAATCTGCACGAAGAATCATTAAATATCCCGATACTTCATGCTAAGTATCATGACTTATATAACAATCTTATCCTTTTGAGGAAGAAGGCTGAACAACAGCGTAAGAATGTTAGGCATGAAAGATATGAATATTTTTCTGGGAAATCAGATCCAGAAGTATATGCAGAAAATCCTTTTCCAAAGAAGATAAGGGATAAAGATACTATGCAAAAA